CCAATTAAGTCGCCTTTAGAGATGTCTTTCATTTCCGCATCAGATATAGTTATTTTTCCACCACTTTTTTTAACAATCATGGCTAAAACACTAAAAAGAAAATCTGGATCTTGCATATACTTGCTCATGATTTTAAATAGTCCTTCCAAGAACTAACAATCGATTCATTTGTTTGCATATGCGATGGCTGACGAGAATTAACAAACTGAGCCAACACCCTGTTGAATACCACATTAAGGTTATCTTCATCGTCCATTTCACCCTCTACAAGCTCTACAAATAATCCAGTCATAATATCAGGCGCATCAGCATTAACTGAGAATTCAACAGTCATGTTGATCTCCCTAGCGCCGGGCACACCTTGTTCAAGCGTTTGGGCATCCATATTTAAATAATATTGTGTATTCTGTTCTTCTCTTGGTGCTTCAAGTAGTTGTTTTCTCAATTCAATTCTAAAGTCGCGAGAATCAACAATCTGTTTTAGCACCTCAATTCCCAATCCTAAATCTTCTGGATCATAGTAATGTGTATAGCGCGCTGTACATTCGTATGACTCGGAGTATTGTCCGTCAGTTTCGAGATCCCACTCATAAGATGAAAGTACACCATCTTCAATCGCGATGGCTAAATTCATAAACTCGCCACCTTCCATTTGTCCTTCGCGCTTGAAATAATCAGTGAGAACTGCTTCAAACTGATCTCTTCTGTCATCAATTATGCTATCAATGTTTTGAAGCGCGTCCCTGTATTCATCAGGCATAACCAGATAACTACTACCATGAATATCGGGGTGTTCGAAGTTAATCTTCATAGTTAAGTGTATTTCTTCTCGAACACGACGAATAACGGGAGTATAGTCGTCAGAATCAACAAATATATTACCATATATACCAATTAACTCATCAACAGAGTTCCAGACAACTTCTTCTTCGTTACCGGGCAGTCTTTTCCACTCATCAACCGGCCACTTTGCAATAAACGCTGCGAAAGGAGCGATATAAGCACCTTCACCGCCATCATCTTGAACTTCATAGTCAGAATATGTCTGGGCCATATGATTGTTATATTCATTCATTATTTCTTCGCATTCACCTTCGTATTGTGCGATAATATCACCAACTAAGTTAGCATCCAACTCATCTTCGGTTTCTGTGTTTTGTTTCATTGCGCCGACCATATCGGATTTTGAAATATTCAAAAATTTAGACATAAGCATTGCTCGAACACTCGGTCCTCCACCATGATCTTCGTAAGAGCCACCAAATTGTGTAAATTTACTTAAATCAAGCTTATCATCCTCTTTTGGCATGTTAGCAATGACTTCTTCTTGATTTGATCTCGCCCAATCAGTAACTTTATTGGCTAAGCCGGGAATATCCATACCGTAAACACGCATTTCGGGCATTCCAACGTCTTGTCCGTCATCCCAACGCTTTGGAGGTTCATCACCTTCGTAATATCTTACATGTTTGATCCGAATTCTAGAAATTGGGTTAATATCACCGGCAAACGGGCGTTTATCATCATAAAACACCTCGCCTTCTTGAATTTCTTGCTCTGCGCTATCAATATTACCGGTATTAGTGGTGCTCAGAAGCTCTTCTGTCTCAACCACGTATGCTACGGCTCCGTGTCCTTGAGCTTCGGCTACAGCGCACTTATAGAACGATTGATAGGCACTTTGGCGGCTAGCTGGAGAATGACAAGAGAAAATTGTCTCAAAATCACTCATTCTGAGCACATCTATTGGGTGTCGAGTGATAATAATCGAATATTTGTCATCATCAAGCTTGTTGATTTCTTTTTTGATAAATCCGGCGTTCTTTTTCCAATATTCACCGTATTGAGTGGCTAAATCAGTTAAATTATAACCTGCTGGACCTGCAACGCCTGGATTTACGATATATAAGGTGTTAATTTGAGTTTGAATTCTACCAAAATTCTCTAATTCTTTCTCATCAAGTGCTGCTTTAAGCATTCTCTTAGTAACATCAACCGGTCGTTCAACTGGCCTACCAGTTGGGAGTTTATAGCCTGAATCACCGATACCAGCCATATGATCATAGACTTTTTGGTATAATGCGGCTTTCCTCTTACTTAGATCTGCTATTTTAGCGAAAAGTTTGCCGATTTTCATCTGAATCTTCTTAATTTTGGGTTTTTCGCTACCGCCCATGGTCATACCAATAAGATCATCCAATAAATCGTCAGATGTGCGTAAATCTCGCTCCGCAGACACCATGCCCTTCTCCCAATCTACTTCATATTCTTGAGATCTGAAGAATTCTGCAAACTTTCCAAGCTCTGAGCCAGTGTCTATGGTCGGGAACGGTATAACAACACGCATTTTACCGCTAAAAAGGTCATTTAGGGGCAAATTAGCTGGATCTAAGTCGTCTAACACGTCTTCAAGCACTCGCAACTCATCTTCGGTGACTTCTTGGAGCACTTCTTCTTCAATAGGGACACAATTTGGCACTTTTTTGCCGCCTTTGTCTTTCATACCAACCTGTTTGTAGCCGTCCCAACACTTTTCTTGTAAAATGCCAAGTAATTTGCTAGTTTTAGCTAAAATTTCTTCATCATTTAACATTTTTTACTCTTTTTCTTCTATATTTGAGCGCTCTTGCCAGTCAACTGATACAGAATCATCCGTAATTGGTCCGCCTTTTGCCCATGTCCGGCATGCTCTAGCACTATGACACTTAAAATGATGCATCCAACAATACCCAAGCTCTCCATCTTTATCAGAGGTCTCACCGGGCATACATTCTTTCATACGCGGAGAGATATCAAAGGCAACACAGTTCCCGCAAAGAGAATTTTGTGCGGCTTCTTCAGTGGTATTCCAATATTCTGCTATATTTTTCCAATAATCTCCCGGCTCATCAACATTTAGAGGTCCATATTGAATATGTTCAGCTTGAATAGCTGAATCTCTATTTCTTGTATTAAGTTCTAAGTCTTGAGTTGCTGGTGGACACACCAAATCTACTGCTTCTTTGATAAATTTTCTAAAATTTTCTAATATTAGTTTCACAATTTACTCCGCAACCGATTTTGAACCACGACATTTCCACTTTTTACGTGATAATGCGTTGGCACACGGTGGGTTTTTACACTTTTTAATCTTTGCTGAACGCGCACAGTACGCATCACCCTTAGCTGTGCCGGGTCTGATGCGATCACCGCCGCCTTTTGCTTGTCCTTTCTGACCATATGAACGACATTTGCCATCGACACGCTTAGCGAAGCGCTTTCCTTTGGAGGGTTTACATGGTTTTTTCTTTTTTTCATCTAAAACTTGAGCCAACTCATCTTCAATCATGATTTCAAGAGACTCCTTCTTGGAGTTACCCCAGTTGGCAGCGCCAACCTTGCGACATTTAACCAGAGCACCTGAAGCGTAAGCACTGGGCCATACTTTATAGCGTGATTTTACCTTATTATAGCATGCATCTTTCTTAGCTTTCTTCTTTTTCTTTTCATCAAGTGATTCTTCGGAGTCAGTATTAATTTTCACAACTTTAATTTTACCTGAACCATAAGTTTTACAAGGATCTTGGCCGCAACCACAATTCTTTTTACCTTCCTTCAGTTCGTCATCATCAGTTTCGTCGAGAATCTGTTGAATTCTTTCTGCTTGACTGGCATGCATTTTGGAAGCGTTCTCTAATTCTTTAACAATCTCACCAAGTTCTTCTTCGTGTTCCTTAGAATGAGACTCAGATAAAACTGCCTCCAATTCTTCGCGAATAATTTGTTCTAAATCCATGTACAATTCCTCATTTTTCTTAGATTTTGCTTTTTTACCCCATGATTTTCCTTTTCCGCGTTCTTTACAGGCGCCTGGAGTTGGTCTACACGCAGGGTACTTTTTACGCTTTTCGTCGTCGCCTCGCCCACATGATTTATAGCCGCCCTTTCCATCAGGAGCGTTGCAGTCAACCCAACCTTTTTTGGAGCCTTTAGCTCCTTTTCTACCAAACCAGTCTCTTAAAGAAGATTCTTTACTCGATTCTGTTCCGGCTTTCTTCTTTTTTTCGTCTAAAGACTCATATAAATCACTCATTTTCGTCGAATCCTGCAAGTTTTAAAGCTTTCTCCAATAAATAGATCGGTATTTCGCTATTATCCAAGTCTTTTATCTCATCAATAGAGAGCCATTTCCAATCATCATGCTCAATTTGTCCGGTATGTGGATTCGGCTTATTCACATCTACGTCGCCAGACCACTTTTGTGTTAAATAATAATACTTTTTATTTTTTGGTTCTCCGAGGTAAGTTAAATCTGATATTTCACACTTTAAATTAGCCTCTTCATCAAGCTCTCGAATAGCGCCTGCTTCGATAGAATCATCCTCATCATCAATATGTCCACCGGGAATCGTCCATTGGCCGGCCCTGTGATCAATGTCAGAGCGTCTTATAACTAAAAATTGCTGCTCATCATTAAGACAAACAACAATTCCTACTTCTTTTTTCTCACCCTCGGTAAGAAACTTATTCCATTTCTGGTTCATTTACATGCTCTATAGTTCTTAATCGTACCCCTACAGAATGCTGCGAGAGAATCATCAATATTTATATTTTTAATTGGCGCAACCCAAATCATGTTTTCTTGAATCTGCGCTCCATATGCATATTGTACGTCAACTCCATATAATATACCAACTAATTCTCCGTCTGTATTATATATCCCAGATCCAGAGCAACCAAACCAACCATAGGTGTTAACAATTATTTGTGTACCGGCTGCTAGATCTTGTTCGTATCCTACAATCCGACCCTGAAAAGACATTAATTTATGCCACGAAGGGTGTCCGGAATACACTATATCAGTTCCTATATCGTATTTCTTAGCTGGCCTCCAGGTCATTGGTTTGAGATGATAAAAATCACTTTGTAATATTAATACAGCTACATCGTGCTCTTCACTTTGATAAACTAAAGTGGACATGCGTTGCTCATTTTCTGTAGCTATCAGGTAATTTGTACCAATCCGGCCATCGGCGACGTGTTTAGCAGTCAACACTAACGTCAAGTCTCTATACTCAACGACGGTACCGCTTCCATGACCCCCAGATGTGACAACCTTAACAGCAGCATTTCTAACTTTCTTTTCAACCAGACTAAGAGATCGATTAACCTTTTCTACTGGATTTTTTGGTGTATATTTGTCAGCGCCTATGGCAGCATGACTAAATAACATTGACAAACTAACTGCCATAATCGCGAAAATTTTAGTAATTTTATTCATTTTTTTATTCCTTTAAGCACCAGTATCTGGTTCTATATATCTATATCCAACTTCGACTAGTTCGCCAGCAGACGGTATTATAGTAAAATATACAGTATTTTCTGACTCAATAAATAGCCAATCATGATTTAAAGAGCCATTAACAAAAACTCTAATTGAGTCAATCTCTGCTTTATATGTTAACTCAATTTTTTCATAAGGTTCGATTGAGTGAGTGGCATCTGTTACACCAGGAGACCAGTCATCATCACATATATCAACTATAGTGCCGCCTAACATATTAGTCGCGTCCATATATCTATTTCCAATATCTAATGGGCTCGGCGGCCAAATACACATACTTTCGGAAGCTTCCACATTGACTACACTCGCCATGAATACAGAACCCATTCTCATCGAAGAGTACCAAGTTACAAAATCTGAGGCAGTGGGATACTCAAAATCACTTTGTTCCTCTTCATCTGAAACGAACACCACTAAAAGACCAGCATCTGGTCTCATCCATGTAGATGAGTATGGGTTGTTAACAATATATTCATAAGCTGCGTTAAACCCTTCTTCTCGATGTGCGGTGCGCAAAGTGTTTAACATATCCGCAGCATCCGCAGCATCGTCGCCAGGAACTAAAGGAAACTCTGAGTTGGTTATCGAGTGAGATGAATCAGCATTAATCATCACCAAGCGCCAATCAGATGCCGGCAGCGCTAGCAACATTGCTTCAACTCCAGCTAGAAGATTAGCATCGTGTAGACGCATTGACCCTGAACGATCGATAACCCAAAGAATATCTATTCCATCAACAGACATCGGTTGAGTAAATGAATCGATCCATATCTCACCTTCATTAACCGGTACCTCTACTTCTACATAAGTAGGAACCTCAATCTCAACCTCAACCTCTTCCGTTACCGTTTCTGTTATTGTCTCGGTGACAACAATTGTCTTTGTCTCGCCGGTAATAACCGAATAATCTTGCGTGCACGAAAACATCGCAGCAATAAGAAATATTAACTTCATCCATATGACCCCCTAAAGTAAGTACGATAAATTAGCCCTTTTTTTCATATAAAAGCGCAAAACTTAGAAAAATCATGTTCACGATAGCCAAAATTTGTAGATCGTACAAGTCATATGAAAAAGCAAATATGAGCAAACCTACATTAATAACGACAGCTATAGCCGATGCTATTCGCAAAACGTTTTGTAATTTGCCCATTAAAGTAACTATGAGCCGCGAGAAATAAATTCAACGTTATATGCATGAGTCATTATTGTTTTCATTAAAGTAGTGTCGTATATTAAAACTTTTGGGAACATATCGACTTGTTTTTCATCGGGGTCATTTACAATATCAATTACAAACCCAATATTACTACGCTCAGCACCCGCAATCCGCGGGCCGGCCACCCACTCATAATAAGTATATCGAACCAGATCACCAATTTGAAATGGATCAAGTTCAACCTTCAACAATTGTGCCCCCAAACGCCGAAATTTTTTTCATAATTTTTTTCCTAAATTTTTCCTTTACTTTGCGTGTGTAAATCATAGAAACCAACAACAATTGACATTTTAAGACCATCTTCTTCCATCCAGTCAGGGTGAGGGACCTCGCGATAGGTATCCGCATTATAAGACCACTTTACTCTCCAAAAGTAAATATTGGACTCTATCTCATAACCAACATCCTTTTTGACGCGTTCAATCAAAACAGCATAATGACCGGTGATTGAATCAATTATCATATCTCCAGCAGATAGTATAACATGATTTATTTGAGTACGCCAGTATTCAGTCGGCATTTTTATACAGAACTAAGCGTCCCGCCTCAATCATACGAAGTAGGCTTTCTTCCGTATACTTAGCAGCGTCAGGCACAGGAGTCCAGAACATCTCCCACACCCATATCGTATACGGCTCATCTTCCACAGAATATCGATAAGTCCATTCTTTCTTGCGCGTAATAAGCACAGCCCAATCGTGCGTAACGGTATCATACAATATATCGCCCGATTCGAGAGTAGTAAAAACAGATTCGCCCACATACTATATATGCGGGTTAGATCTTCAACCACCCTTTTCGGCTATCTTTACACAATTCTAATTGTAGAAGATAATCAAGTTCTTTCGTTACTAATTGCGAACAATCCTTGGCAGGCTTGATAAATTTCTCAGAATCAATGGCGCCTCCTGTATGAGTACCTACAATATCCCATTGGATAGACAGCGGCTCACGCGTATCCTCTGAGATATATTCGGTGTCCGACTGACGTACTACATCCTCGGCCTTATCCGCTAGCGCCAAATTTCCAACAACGCCATATGATAATATTATAGCGCTAGCAATAGCTGCGCTTTTGTGTTTAATCAACTTCATTTAAGTTACCTTTATACAAGCTTTACAATACACTTACTTGTAACGCTATAAATAGTCATCTAATTCCTTAACAACCATAGAAAGATGCTCCTGCACAACATCTGTCACACGCTTGTGCTTAAACCAATGTACGGTATATATTGGCGCGTAATATGTACGCTTATGTACGGCAACTACTACGCCCATATCATAGTCATCTTCGTCAATATATTTGAAGTCTGGTGAATAGTGGTAACCTGTGAAACTCACTAGATCTCCGACCTTGAACCTAGCTTCGTTATATTTAAAATCACTTGGATCATCCATAGTCTACATATTTTATCCGTCTATTTCCTTTAAATAAATACAATCGGCTTATAGTATGCATCCATACACGTTCCTTAATTCCTGTATGTGGGTATTTTATCCAAAATATCTTACACATATCCATGGACATGTAATCTAACGCATCATCTCCATCATATATCTCTAATACTAATGCTATACCACCATGGCAACTACATGTCACTAAGTCACCCACCTTTAGATCGTGCGGCGGTGCTTTCGCAAAGAAGTCTTTCATTCGCGTACGGTTCCCCACAAAGTATATATCTGTGATTTTTATTCTGGGGAATTTTTTGGGCACGGAAATTCTAGAAATTTCTCGGCGATATCGTGAAAGGGCTTAGCTGGCCTGTCAAGCCTATGTCAAATACGGGCGACATACATTCGGGTACCAGGGGGGTAGGGGGGTGGTCCTCCCACGTGTCAAACAAATGTCAAATCACTTTGTCAAACTACTGTCAGGGTTTGCTCTCACACAATCATACAATACATAACTGTATATGAATATAATCACAGGCGAATAGAATGCGATGATAGTACAGGTTGTACCTACTCTTTTTATTATGTTCTTTACTCTCGGCTTCATTTCCCTTTGCCTAAACAGTCTATTGTATTATTAAACTGTATTCGTTTATGTAGTCTCGGCCATTCGATTACTACATGTAGTGTCCCTTAGTTATATTCCCCTAGGGATTTGCCAATCAAATACAAACGCAGACACTATATGTAGTG